ATACTAGAAATAATTTTATTCCCAGTCGTAATCAGGATCTTCTTCTTTATAATTAATAATATTGGGGTCTTCACGATATACTTCAAGACATTGAAGAGAAGTAAAGATTTCAGTATATTTCTTATAAAGATGATTCTTGTTTGGCAAATCGTTCACCAAGCAAGGCCCCACATCTGCCTCTGCTCCGTAAGGAGCAGCAGAGACTGGGACGGTACATCTTAAATGTTTGAAATATAGGTATATTCTTGTAATATCTCTATTTTTTATTTCCTTTTCGGTGTCGACTACCCCCAGACCCTTAAAATTTACACGGAGATCAAGTCTAGATAAGGACTCGTTAAGACGTCCTAATTCTTCTATGCTTGGTTTTCGTGGGGAAGAGGGATACCAATACCCTGGAGTACGATATTGATGTAAGAGGTAATTACCCATTGGGCGTAATACTTCTAATAACATCTTTATCACATCTCCATAGGCCGTGGTATCATTTGTAGCGCTCTGTAAGTTCTCAGTGATGGCTTGTAGTGTTAACCAAAATAAGTATTTTGACGTACGGACATTAAGCTCTTCAAAAGAGCCTGTCCCACATGCAAAAGACCTTTGCTTAATACTGCAGCCCATGAGTTCATCAGGACCTTCATATTCAATTTCGTCTGGGTCCGTTTCACGGATCCTTTCAATTTTGTCTATGATAGACCCCAAAGTTGAGAAGATGCTATCTATTAAAATGGCTTTTCGGTAGAACTGAACCTTTGATTCGTCAGAGTTCAGAAGTATCCAAATGTCATCATTAGCGAAGAATCCTTGGAAGTAATATTTTAAGGATTCAATAACTAAAGTAGATGCAGGCGACGGATTACAGATCCCATAGAAATATAACGACCGTAATAAAACCGGTTTGTTATGTTTCGTTTGGTTGATGTAATCCAGGGGAATAATGGTTCTCGCGTTTCGTTCTAATAAGTGCTGGGCAAGTGAGAAGACCTCAAAAGGGTTCTTCTGAACTGCTCTACATATATTAGCCGAGATGCGCGAGACGTCTTGACCATAATTTAGGTTACGAGAGACATATTCTCCGACATAATTGTTACAATTATGGCTCGGACAGTCTTTCGTTTTACTAATATTAATGTCAAGTCCTATAACCTGAGTATAATATTTTAATATTATATTCAGGGGATCGTAACACCAAAGATCATCGCCTACTTTATTAAAGAGTAATTTATTCTCGAAAATAAAGTCGCGTTTATACTTGTGGATCATTTTATACTGTTTTTCGTATATCATTTCCAATAGTATTAGATCAGTCAGTGTTGCGATATCAAAAGAACCATTAGTTCCCATACCTTGACCCCGTCCATAACGGACGGTGTCGGTCATTCCCTCAACCTCCCAATCACAATCCACTACAAGTTTCAACCAAGCATCGGCAAGCGTCTCGCCATATAGTTGTTTTACCACTATATATTGATACACCGCCGGAAAGGCATCTGTCCACGATACGACGTCGTATGACTTCGTTCCGGGACGGATGTTCCCTTTTAGCTTAGTGAAACCTAGGGCGTGATTGAGGTTAGAGTTAACAGGAGCGAAATATTTATGGATTTGTTTCTGAGCATCCAGCATCAGAGGCTTGAGTATAATCTGGGTCCAGTAGTCAGAAATGGCCACTAACCTTGACTTATTCCCTTTATCAGGGATTGAAGTTATATACCTAAGTCTAGTCTTCCTCTTTTCCTTACGAGATCTTCTCGCCTTATTATTTGGCGATGTAGATTTCTTGGAGATTGGAAGGCGAGAGTATTCTTCTATATATTTTATAATTAGAAGATTACCCGTCTCTTCTGCGAATGCTCTGTAAGGTTCCCATAAACCAGAATTCACTAAAGCTATTGCTTCTATGTGAGCTGATTCATGTTTCCTTACTTTGTTAGGCCCTTTCGAGACTAGGTTGACGGTAGGGGCGGCAGTTAAGTCCGCTTCACACTCATACCCGGTCTTCTTCACCCAGTAGTTTACATATTCTTCGAATATTGTTAACTCTTTGGGATCGATCTGAAATGTCCTAACCAAATCCCCGATGTCGATAGTCTTATTATCCTTCACTAGTCTGTTAAGATATAGGAGGGATCGTAGGATCCTATCGGACGTCGGACACTTCTTATGTAATACGTTATAAGCAAGTTCTTGAAGCATGGAAAGTTTCTTCGGAAACTTCATGTCTTTCGAGATTGCGACTAAGTGTAATGGTTCGGGGCT